ATACATTAATAATCGAAATTTAGTAGATATATTCCGCACATTATTCCATGAATTGGTACATCACAGGCAAGATCAATTAAACATGATTGGACCAGATGACAGCTATCCAGGATCACCTGTAGAAGCAATGGCAGATATGATGGCTGGTAAATACATTAAGATTTACGGTAAAAAGCATCCTGAAATCTTCCAATAAGAAAGAAAATAAATGGCAAATTACAACGACATAAAAAACGCGGCCCTAATTGCCCCAACAACTACTCCTGACTTAGGCACAACAAACAATAGATATGGAAATGTATATATCAGTGGTAACGTTGATATAGCCGGGACTAGTGTAACATCAAATAACGTCATCACTCCCAAAGTTAGTAGTATTGCTTATCCAGGGGACGATACTGCGGCAGATATTGCAGGTGGACAGACTATTACATTAACTGGAACTGGATTTGCCGCGGGAACTAGTGTATTAATTAACGGATCTATTCCAGCCGGGACGGTGTCTGTAATTAGTGAGTCATCAATTACATTTGTTGCCCCTGCAATGTCAGCCGGCACATATGTTTTATATTTGATAAATCCAGATGGAGGCACTGCGATTAGCATTCCTGGTATTAGTTACAGCGGAGTTCCAAGCTGGACTACTACTGCCGGTAGCTTGGGATCAATTATTTCTGCAAGTAGTTTTAGTACAACATTAACTGCTACCGGAGATGCACCCCTCACAATCAGTGTTACTTCTGGTTCGTTACCATCTGGTATAACATTGAATACGTCAACTGGATTATTGTCAGGCACTGCTCCTAATGAAACCGCGTCAACTACCTATACATTCACGGTAACAGCAAGTGATTCACAAAATCAAGGTACTTCTCGCAATTTTAGCTTAACGGTTGCACCGGGTATTGTAGCAACTGGTGGAACAATTACTACAGTCGGTGGATATAAAATTCATACATTTAATGAATCTGGTACATTTAGTGTATCTACAGCTCCAGTGGGTGCATCAGTACAATATCTGGTAGTCGGTGGCGGCGGTGGCGGGGGTCGATATGGTGGTGGCGGTGGCGCTGGAGCCGTTAGTACAGGTAATTTATCAGTAACGGCTACTACGTACACAGTAACCATCGGCGCCGGTGGTGATGGTTCAACGGATCAAAATGCTGGAGGAGTACAGGCAACACAAATAGGACAATCATCTGTGTTTGGTAGCATAACTGCAGCCGGTGGTGGTGGCGGTGGTAATTATAATACCAATGGTGGCAATGGCGGTTCAGGTGGAGGAGCAGGAAGAGCCCGTGATGGTTATAACACAAGGACCGGTGGAGTTGCAAGTGCAGGATATGCTGGGGGTAGCACACAATCATCTAATAACGATGGCCAGAGTTCAGCTGGTGGTGGTGGAGCTGGTGGAGTTGGCGGTTCAACTGCGGTAGGTGCAACAACAGGCGGAGCCGGCGGTATAGGTATAGTTAATCCTATAACAGGATCTACTGCTGGGCAGTATAATAGTGGTACAAGTAGTTACTACCTGGCAGGTGGCGGCTCCGGAGAAAGTAATGATGGTACATCAGTACTAGGTGGTCTTGGTGGAGGCGGCCGTGGTGGCCCTATTGCAACCGGAGGGTCAAATGGTACTGCAAACACCGGCGGTGGCGGTGGTGGAGGAAGACCGACTGAAGGAGCCGGTAACGGAGGTTCTGGAGTTGTGGTTATTCGTTATCAGGGTTAATTTAACCTTTCTTACGCAATTTGTTTGACTTTTCTGCAAAAGCTGTTATAATAAGTACTTCTCAGGAGATTTATTATGACAGCAAAAATGTTTAGCGGTGACCAAAAGATCAAACTAACACAATTGGTAAACGAAGGTATGGCAGTGATGCACGAAATCGATACCCTTAATGGTGGACTCACCGACACAATCAAAGCAATTGCAGAAGAACTTGAAGTTAAACCAAGTACACTAAAGAAAGCAATTCGCATCGCTCACAAAGCAAGTTTAGGTCAAACTAACAAAGACCACGAAGAACTCAATACTATCCTCGAAACTGTTGGCAAAACCCTCTAATGTCGTATGTAGATGCTATTCATAGCAGGGACGAAGACCGTATCTATGTAGTAGAGCGGGACGCAAATGGTAAACGTCAATATGTAGAACACCCTGCTAATTATGTTCTTTATTACGCTGACCCTAAAGGTAAATTCCGTAGCATATACGGAGATCCAGTAGGTCGATTCACTACACGCAAACGACAAGAGTTTGAAAAAGAAAGACGCATCCTTTCGAATAAGAAATTGTTTGAATCCGATGTGCCTGTAGTATTTCGCTGTCTTAGCGAAAACTATCTCAAAGCAGACGCACCGAAACTTCACACTTGCTTCTTTGACATTGAAGTAGACTTTGATCCTGAAAAAGGTTTCAGTCCTACTAGCGATCCATTCAATCCTGTAACTGCTATCAGTTGTTACTTAGATTGGCTAGATCAACTAGTTACTATGGTCATTGCACCTAAGCACATGAGTGAAGAAACGGCACAAGAGATTGTTAGTCAATTTGATAACTGTTTGCTTTTCAAAAACGAGAAGGAAATGTTTGATGTGTTCTTTCAATTGATTGAAGATGCTGATGTACTGACTGGTTGGAACTCAGAGGGCTATGATATTCCCTACATGGTCAATCGTGTTACACGTGTGATGAGTAAAGATGACACTCGCAAGTTTTGCTTGTTGGGTCAACTACCTAAGCCAAGAGAATATGAACGATTTGGTAAGAAAGAAACAACTTACGATTTAGTAGGTCGTATTCACATGGACTATTTGCAACTCTACAAGAAGTACAACTATGAATCACGACATTCATATAAGTTAGACGCAATTGGTGAGATGGAAGTTGGTGAAAATAAAACTCAATATGAAGGTACTCTTGACCAGTTGTATAACAAAGACTTTAAAAAGTTTATCGAATACAACAGACAAGATACTATGTTGGTGTTTAAGATTCACAAGAAACTTAAGTTCCTAGAACTAGCTAATCAACTTGCACATGAGAACACAGTATTGCTCCCAACAGTTATGGGTTCAGTAGCTATGATTGAGATGGCAATTTTTAACGAAGCACACGAACGTGGCTTAGTTGTTCCAGATAAAAAACGAAAGGTTGAAAATGCAGAAGAAGTACAGCCGGCAGCAGGTGCCTTTGTTGCTACGCCGAAACGAGGAATGCATGAATGGGTCGGGGCAGTCGATATTAACTCGCTCTACCCCTCGGTTATTCGTGCCCTCAACATGGCAGGTGAAACCATCGTTGCTCAAATCAGACAAACAATCACAGACCAGTACATGAAAGATAAGGGCCTTCGTTTAGCAAGTGAAAAGAAACGATATAAAGAAGGTGATGATGATGTGACTGGTGCTATTCTATGGGAAAACTTGTTTGGTGCGTTAGAGTACACAGCAATTATGAACCAAGAACGTGGAACTATTCTTACTGTAGACTATGAAGATGGTCGAAGTGTAGAAATGTCTGCGGCAGAAATCTGGAAACTAATTTTTGATAGCAACAAGCCCTGGATGCTTTCTGCAAATGGTACAATCTTTACCTATGAGAAAGAGGGTGTTGTCCCTGGTCTATTAACTCGCTGGTACAGTGATCGTAAAGAGATGCAGAAAAAGTTAAAAGAGTCAACTACACCAGAAGATAGAGACTATTGGGATAAACGTCAATTAGTTCGTAAGATTCTATTGAACTCTGCTTATGGTGCACTACTAAATGAGCATTGTAGATTCTACGATAAGCGTATTGGTCAAAGTGTTACACTATCCGGTCGACAAATTGTAAAGCATATGATGAGTAACATCAACGAAACAGTTGAAGGAGTATACTCACATGAGGGTAATGCAATTGTTTATGGTGATACTGACTCCTGCTATTTTACTGCGTATCCTATTCTCAAAACGCAAATACAGAATGGTGAAATGACTTGGGACAAAGAAACTTGTATTGGGTTGTATGATAATATTGCTGACCAAGCAAACGAAAGTTTCCCACAATTCATGGAAAAAGCATTTCATGCTCCTCGCAAGAATGGGGAAATCATTAAAGCTGGTCGTGAACTGATCGGTGATCGTGCTATCTTTATGGTTAAGAAGCGTTATGCTATTAACATCTTTGACAAAGAAGGTAAACGTAAAGATAAAGAAGGTGCACTAGGTGATATCAAAGCTATGGGTCTTGATTTGAAACGTGCTGATACTCCTAAATATGTACAAGAGTTCTTAATGAACATTTTACAGATGGTTCTTCAACAAGGTAAAGGTCGTGAGAATGTAATTGAAGCGGTAAAAGACTTCAAGCGTATACTATCTGCACAAGACAGTTGGACTAAAGGTTCTCCTAAGGGTGTAAACAAACTTACATACTATGGTGACCTAGAAGCTAACAGTAAAAAGGGTAGAGAAAACATGCCCGGACACGTTCGTGCGGCACTGAACTATAACTACCTGCGCAGGGTTCACGGAGATCAATACAGTCAAAAGATTGTAGATGGTATGAAGATTGTAGTTTGTAAGTTGAAACCCAATCCATTGAACTTTACATCAGTTGCTTACCCGGTTGACGAGCTTAGACTACCCCAATGGTTTACTGAATTACCATTTGATGATGCGGCAATGGAACAAACACTAGTTGATGAAAAGATTGACAACTTATTGGGCGTTCTTAACTGGGACATTCGTTCTAACACAGATGTTAAATCTACATTTGACGATTTGTTCAGTTTCGGTTAAATTCGATTTGACTTTCGCAATATAAACCACTACAATACACAATAATTCTTCTTAAATATTCTAAAGGAAAAACATGAAAGATACATTACAAAACATTATCCAGTATACTGCTGGATTAGGTAACATTGATTTGATTAAAATCACAGGTACAGATACAGAGACTCAAATTGCTGCCATTGCAGAGGACAAGAGTGTTGTTATCACAGGTACATTGGCTAATCCTCACCCCGAGTTCATCGGTGTGTTTGGTATGCCTAACTTAAATAAACTAAAAACTATTCTAGGCTTTGACGAGTATGATGCTAACTCAGTTATCACACTAACTCGCAAGGATCGTGATGGAGTTAGTACTCCTGACACAATTCACTTTGCAACTAAAGCAGGTGACTTTGTTAATGACTATCGCTTGATGGCTAAGTCCATCATTGAAGAAAAAGTTAAGAGCTTTGTCTTTAAAGGTGCTGGTTGGAATGTTGAGTTTGAACCTAGCGTTGCTAGCATTTTGCGTTTAAAGAAACAGAGCCAAGCTAACAGCGAAGAAAATACATTCGTTACTAAGACTGAGAACGGTGATCTAAAGATTTACTTTGGTGATATCAGTACACACAGTGGTAACTTTGTGTTTCATGCAGGTGTTACTGGTGTATTAACAAAGTCATTTCAATGGCCTGTTACAGTAGTTTCTAACATTCTTAGCTTGCCAGGTGATAAGATTTTTAAAATTAGTGACCAAGGTGCCGCTGAGATTGTAGTTAATAGTGGCATGGCAACATATCGTTACTTACTACCTGCACAAACAAAATGATAGACCATGTAACCGGCGGGGAATTTCTTAATGTGTATAGCAGTAAAGGCTATACACCTTATATTTCCCCTAGCAATCTTCCCATGCAAGGTACAGTTTCATACGATTCAAATACGAATAATATGAGAGTATACGATGGTGCTAGTTGGCAAACAATAAGTGGTGGAACTGCTAATATTAACTTAACAAGCAATGCTATTGAAGTTTTAAAGTGGGCCGAGAAAAAGATGTACGAAGAACGAGAATACGAACATCTTGCTAAAACTAACCCCACTATCAAAAGTTTAATAGATGAAATGAACAAGTACAAGGATCAAATCGAAATGGTTAAAGTTCTACTAAAAAGTCCTGGAAATGAACCAATAGAAATGATGGGAAGTTAATGGATCAAGTTAATTTATCAGCGACTCATAATCCAGATTGGGCATTGTTTTTACCAGCGGTATCTAGCTTCTACATTAGTGGCTTAGGGAAACAACGAAAAGGTGAACAGTACTTTGACCAAGCACGTATCCCTGCACAGTTTAACGGTGATGTTGAGAAACTTAACTTTCTTAACAGCAAAGAAGGTCTCTATTATTACAAATGGGGACTGTACTCTGCTGGTCATGCTAACTTAGATACAACTGTAAACGATCCTAGTGAAAGTATCATTAGAGAACGTGAAGCTGGTACATTCATGTTGGGTGACAGTGGTGGATTTCAGATTCTTAAAGGTCAATGGCCTGCTGACTGGAAGGATCCTAACTGTCCTCGTGCAATGGTAAAGCGTAAAACTGTATTGAACTGGATGGACACATACATGGATTATGGTATGTGTTTAGATATCCCTTCACAGTCTTTAACTACTTTTGGTATGAAAGATAAGAATGGTAATAGTCTTCATGGTATCAGTACCATTGAAGAAGCAATTACCGCTACTCATATTAACAACGAATACTTTATTAACAATCGTTCGGGTAAATGTAAATTCTTAAATGTATTGCAAGGTCGCAATCATGGTCAGTCAGAAGACTGGTATGCTGAGATGAAAAAATATTGTGACCCAAATATCTATCCAGATAATCATTTTAATGGCTGGGCGTTTGGGGGTCAGAATAAGATTGATGTACACTTGATGTTAACACGCATGGTCGATATCATCCATGATGGGTTACTGGTAGAAGGTAAACATGATTTAATTCACTGTTTGGGTACAAGTATCTTAGAGTATGCTGTATTGTTTAGTGATATTCAACGTGCTATCCGCAAATATCATAATCCTAATCTACAAATTACCTTTGACTGTGCAAGTCCTTTCTTTAGTGCGGCTAAAGGTTTAGCGTATTTCAATACAAGTATTGAGCATAATAAGAAATGGTCATACAGTATGGAAAAGACTGCTGAGAAAAAGTCTTACTCAACTGACACTCGCAAGTTTAAGGACGCAGTGTTAGCAGAAGGCATCCATAAAGTCTTTACAGATAGTCCAGTAACTGATAAACTAGAGCTTAGGGACTTATGTTATCGTGGTGTAGGTTTCTTAGGACAGCATGGTAAAGAAACTAAAACCAGTTGGGATACATTGAGCTATACACTTCTGCAAAGTCATAATGTGTTTACACATATGTCAGCAGTTCAAGAGGCTAATCGTCAATATGATACAGGAGTTGTTCCCAAAATGTTAATGAATGAACAGTTTGAACGTGTTCTATTCAAAGACGTTATTGATGAGGTCTTTTCTAAGAAGAACAAGCAAGAAGCTATCGACTTGATTAATCAAAACAGTAGATTATGGATGCAGTTTCAGTCAGGTAGTCAAGGTATCAGTGGTAAGAGAACGGTAAATGCAATGACTATGTTTGACCAATTGTTTGAAACAGAATCAGAGGTTGACGAAGTTATTGAAGATAGTGATGATGAAATTTCAAAAGTATTAGGAGAATGATATGCCATATAGAAGTCGTATTAAGACACTAGAAGAATCAGTACGTATGTTAGATGACCAAATCTTTCATTTAGAAAAATCTAAAGAAACTGATGTTGGGAAAATTCGTAAGTTACAGGAAATGAAAGATTTGTACAATAAAGAACTGCGCCTAATGATTAGGGCGCAATGGGACAATGACCACAATACGGTCGATTTAGGAGATGATAGATAATGGAACAAAGAGAACAAGCACTACTAGAACAACGTGGTCGTATTAAGCAGGCCGCAATTCGTACAATTTTCGTAACCTTTCGAAAAGAAGGCATTCATTGTTATCCATCTGCAGGTCACGATCCAGCACTGGCAACAGGTGATGAATACGATGTTAGCTTTTTAGGAACCCCACATCGTCACATTTTTCACTTTGAAGTGGCGATTGAAGTATTTCACAACGATAGGGATATCGAGTTCATTCAATTCAAACGATGGTTAGAGAATCAATATTCTCAAGGCATTCTTGAATTGAATTACAAAAGTTGTGAAATGATTAGTGATGATCTTTATGAGATTATCGCAACTCGATATCCAGATCGTAATATCACTATCACTGTCGCAGAAGACGGTGAGAACGGTGCTACGATTCATTACAACAAAACTAAACCTTATCAACAACTCGCTATTTAAAGGATTATCAAAATGGCAAAAAATAACAACCTTCAATCCAACCCACGTGTTTATCAAATTTTTGAAGACCTTGAGAAATACAAGGAATTCTGTGTAGACTATGGGTATAAGTTTGACGAGGCAACACTGTATGACATGCGCAGTTTTGCGTATCGTCAGCATACAAAACAGCTTAGTAATAAGTGGCCTAAAGATTCATGGGAAGATGCAATTCGCCGATGAAAATCGTATTAGTCACCGGAGGCTTTGACCCAATACATTCAGGTCATATTGAATATTTCAAAGCCGCTAGACAACTCGGAGATAAGTTAATTGTCGGAGTGAATAGTGACTCATGGTTGACCCGTAAAAAAGGTCAACCTTTCATGCCTATTACTGAACGTTTGTCAGTAATTGAAAATTTAAAAATGGTAGATCATTGCGTTATCTATGATGATAATGACGGATCTAGCATTGAGGCCATTAACAATGTAAAGATGATGTACCCAAATGATACTATTATTTTTGCAAATGGTGGGGACAGGACTGCAACCAACATCCCTGAAATGGTAATCAAAGATGTTGAATTTAGATTTGGTGTAGGCGGTGAGAACAAAATGAATAGTAGTTCTTGGATTCTACGTGAATGGAAACAACCAAAAACATTGCGCCCGTGGGGTTATTATCGTATACTACATGATGTGCAAGGATGTAAAGTAAAAGAATTAACAGTTGAACCCGGTCAAAGTTTGAGTATGCAACGACATTTTAAACGTAGTGAGTATTGGGTAGTAAGTGAAGGTATGTGTGATGTGGTGTCGATGATGAACAATGGTTATCAATTGCCTAGTAAAACATTAGCTAAACACACATCACATAATATTTCTGTAGGTGACTGGCATCAGCTAAGTAATCCATACAATGAACCTTGTCGTATTGTAGAGATTCAATATGGGGAAGAGTGCATAGAAGAAGATATAGAAAGAAAAGATGCGTAAACTATATTACATGGGTCTTGAACCCTACAAAGCAAGATACACACTACAACTACAAGAGTGGAATGAGCGTGTATTTAAACAGCGTGGCATTAACTATGTTATCGTCCCCGGCGAAACATTAAGTAATGACCAAGCTATCGTTACAGGTCAAGTGTTAGACGCACATGGTCGAACATACTTTGGCATGAGCCAGTTAATGAATCTAATTAAGATGATGAAGGCTGGTAATGTCGGTGCAGGTGATGTAGTTTATTTCGAAGATATGTTTCAACCAGGTATTGAATCATTGCCTTACATTATGAAACAAATCCCAATTACAAGTCGTCCTAAGATTTTTGTCCGATGTTTAGCACAATCTATTGACCCAGATGACTTTGTTCATGTTTGGGGCATGAGTAATTTTATGGGTCACTATGAAAAGATGGTCGATAGTTTTGTTGATGGTGTACTAGCCACAAACGAAGAAATGGTCATGCATATGAAGATTGCAGGATGGAAAGCACCTCTATATAACATTAGCGGCCTTGCATTTGGCAAGAGCGAAGTGCAAGAACGTGTCGAATCTATCAAACCATTTGGTGATCGTAAACATCGTGTTGTGTTTTCCGCACGTTGGGATCAAGAGAAGCAACCTGACTTTTACATGGACCTTATTGAAGCATGGAATGAACGTCATCCTAAGAGTGGCGTAGAGTTTGCTATCTGTAGTGGTGGAAAACTAAAATCAAACAACGACAGTTACATGCAACGTACACGTGACATGCAACAACGTGATGTGTTGAAAATTTATGAGGACCTAGAAAAGAATGACTACTATAATACCGTTAATGATTCTCGTGTTGTCTTTAATTGTGCTTTACAAGACTGGGTTTCCAACACCGTCAGTGAAGCAGATGCTTTGGGCTGTAATGTGCTTTACCCTGCTTATCGCAGTTTCCCTGAAACCTTTGCAAACGATCATAATCGACTTTATATCCCTTGGTCTATAGAAGACGCACTAGATAAGTTAGAAAAACTATTGAAGAAGCCGCATGAGAACATGGGCAAAATTAGTGATTACAACGATGGTACGATAGACCGTATCATTGATGTGTTAGAGGGTGGCGGAGACAAATACTTGCGAATGTCGTCAGATTATCGCAAATACACTAGAGAAAGCAAATACTAAAATGGCAACACGCAAGAAAAAAGAAATTACAGAACCAACAGTAGTCAAAGGAAATCATTTGACCGTAACTACTTTCCCTGATGGCAAAACTATGTTAGAATGGGATGACGAAGCATTATTAAAAGAAGTGCGAGAAGCACTCAAATCGGTAGAAGTACCAAAAACTAAACGCAAATTAACAAAGGAAAAACAATGAGCGCACAAAACGATATCGAAACAAGTTTAGAAGCATACAATGCTGAAAATGACAAATTTAACAAAGGCAATGCAGCCGCAGGCACACGTGCCCGTAAGGCGTTAGCAGAATTAGCCAAAGCAGTTAAGGCTCGCCGTAACGAAATTACTGCTGAGAAAGCCACACGTGCTGAAGAAAAAGCAAAAGCTAAGTAATAGTGATAAATATGTTGTAAGCTACACAACGGTAGCTTACACTTCAAAACAAAAACCATCACAAAGGAAGGTTATCTATGAGTTATAATAAAACAAAAACAGATCCAGAGTTGGGTCAACAAGTACACGAACATTTAGTTAAGATGGGTGTAGAAACACCTGCATTACCGAACAAGTTGATTCGCACAGATAAGATTCATATCATTGAAGGCCACTTCAAAGCAATCATGGAAACAATGGGGTTAGATTTAACAGATGATAGTCTCATTGAAACACCAAAGCGTGTTGCAAAGATGTATGTAAATGAAATCTTTTGGGGTCTAGACTATGAAGCATTTCCTAAATGTACAACAGTTGACAACAAGATGCAATACAACGAAATGGTTGTAGAGCGTAATGTTAATGTTCAATCTAACTGCGAACATCATTTTGTAGTCATTGACGGATTGGCTACTGTAGCTTATGTCCCTAAACAAAAAGTATTAGGGCTTAGTAAGATTAACCGTATCGTAGAATATTTCAGCAAGCGACCTCAGATTCAAGAGAGGTTAACAGAGCAGATTTTTCACACCTTACAGTTCATCCTTGAAACAGAAGATGTTGCAGTTATGATTGATGCACAACACTATTGTGTAAAGTCACGTGGTGTAGAAGATACAGGTAGCTCAACTGTTACTTGTCGCTTAGGTGGAGGCTTTAAATCTGACCCTGCGGCACGACAAGAGTTCTTACAGATTGCTAATAAGGGTTGTAAATGATTATTACATTGCTAATTTCGCTGGCGGTGGTAGTAGGAATTGTTGTATTAATTTCTACTATGCCAAATAATAGTAGTTGCACTGGTGATTGTAATCAGGGTCGTAACTGTACTTGTAAGGAACAATAAATGAAATTTAAATTAGGTGATATGGTTAAAAAAGTGTCTGGTTCACAATGGCACGGTACAGTTGTTGGTACATATTCTACTCAGTTAACTCCTGAAGGATATGCAGTTGAAAGTTCTACTGAAAAGGGTTCTGTTCAAATTTATCCTGCAAAGGCTTTAGAATTTTGGACTGAAATGGAGTAAATAATGCCACTAGTATACAAAGAAGTTGAAGTTGAAGTAGACTTGGATGATTTTGATGACGATGAACTAATTGAAGAATTAGAGCGCCGCGGTTCTGGCACAGTAGATTATGGTAACGGCACAGAAGTATTGTCGGCAATCCACGAGAAGCGTAGATTGGGAAAAGATTATCAACAAGAACTAGACCAATTAATATGGTTAGGGTTAGGGAGATTTGTATAATGGGATTTCGTAAACCAATGGATTATAATTCAGTAAGTCATCAAATTTATATTGCAGGTGTAGAACTACACAGTCCTTATAATGACGGATTCACTACCTTTGAAATCAAAAAAGACTTACACAAGTTAAAATGGCTGTTAGATGAAATCATGGCTGACTCACCTACATTTGCAGGTGAAGAAGAATTCTTAAAAGAACATGACCAAAAGAAAATGTGGAGAACATTGTCAAAATGATTTTCAATCACGTTAAAGAATTAAAAGCACAAGGTAAAAAGATTGGCATTACTTTTAGTACATTTGACTTGCTACACGCAGGTCACGTTGCTATGTTAAGTGAAGCAAAGAATCATTGTGATTACTTGATATGCGGATTGCAAACTGACCCAACTATTGATAGACCTGATACTAAGAACAAACCTATTCAAAGTATAGTAGAACGACAGATTCAATTATCGGCCTGTCGGTATGTTGATGAAGTAGTTGTTTATCAAACTGAACAGGACTTAAGGGATTTATTGCTTATTCTTCCAGTAGATGTTCGAATCTTAGGTATAGAATATGCTGGTAGAGACTTTTCAGGACAAGATGAATGTGCTGACCGTGAAATAGAAATTGTATTCAACGAACGTGACCATAGCTTTAGTAGCAGTAGTTTACGCAAACGAGTAGCAGATGCTCAAATTATAAATACACTTAATAAATAATATGCCAAAAAGAATACTAATCATGGGTCTACCTGGATCGGGTAAAACTTATCTAGCACAATATGTACTAGAACATTTGCAAAATGAAAAGAAACGTGTAGGTTGGCTAAATGCCGACGATGTACGTAAAAAATACAATGACTGGGATTTTAGTACAGAAGGTCGTATTCGGCAAAGTCATCGTATGCGAGAACTTGCAGACTCAATGACAGAGTATGATTATGTAATCTGTGACTTTGTTGCACCATTAGTTGAGATGCGTAACAACTTTAAAGCAGATTGGACTGTTTGGGTTGATACAATTGACAAAGGTAGATTCGAAGATACTAACAAAGCCTTTATTCCACCTGAAGTTTATGATTTTAGAATTACAGAACAGCAAGGTGAAAAATGGGGCGAGTTCATTGCCGCACATATATATGACAACCGTCGTAGACCAGTGTTTGACTGGCAAAAAGAAACAGTACAGATGCTAGGTCGTTGGCAACCTTGGCATGCAGGGCATCGTAAGTTGTTTGAACGTGCAGTTGCTAAGACAGGGCAAGTTATTATACAAATCCGTGACTGTCAAGGATGGCAAGGAAGTAATCCTTTCGCAATTGACCAAGTAAAAAGTTTCATCAAGCGTGACTTAGATATGTTATATCAAGGTCAATATGAGATTCAAATTGTACCAAACATTGTGAACATTACATATGGCCGTGATGTTGGGTATAAGATTGAACAAGAAACATTTGATGAAGCTACACATAATATTAGTGCTACAAAGATCCGTAAGGAATTAGGTCTTGAGTGATACTAATAAACGTAGTTTAGCAAAGACTATCAGTTGGAGAATAACTGGTAGTTTTAGCACGTTTATGATATCGTATTTTATTTCAGGTAATTTTGCTATTGCAAGTTCAATTGCAATAATTCAAATTATTGCCAATACCCTTTTATATTTTATACATGAAAGAATTTGGAATAAAATATCTTGGGAAACAAAAGGGTAAATAAGATAACCGGTCTCTTTGGGCTCATCCCGGTATACAAACTCTGCGTCCTATGCTATAATATAACATAGGAGAACACAATGGCAAACAAAAAATTCTTTTCAACAAAAACATACAGACAAATAGGTCCTGTCGCATATCGTCAATGGCGTGCTGACAGTCATTGTAACTTGATTCATGGCTATGCTATGAGCTTTCACTTTGAGTTTGAAGCTGATACACTTGATGCCCGTAACTGGGTAACTGACTTCGGTGGACTACGACCACTCAAAGATAAACTAGAAGAATGGTTCGACCATACATTACTAGTTGCACAAGATGACCCGATGCGTGAACATTTATTAGAACTAGGAAGATTGAAACTAGCAAAGATTACAGAAGTAGAACGTACTGGTTGTGAGGGTATTGCAGACTTCTTGTATGAATATGTTAATACAATCTTCTTGCCTAATTGTGGTAGTGAAGAAGCTAAACGTGTTTGGTGCTGTAAAGTAGAAGTTAGAGAGACTGATAGTAATATGGCAGGACGCGGTGGTCATAGGGAAGACAATGAATTCGCTTGAAAAAATATGGGCTAGAGCAACCGGTCATTTAATGGGTAATACAGATGATGACAGACCTGATGTACCCATTCTTACATTAAGAGAAGCGAAGATTGCATTGTTCCTGAAAACTTTCTGGGTGGTACTACATGTGATAACATGTTGTTTTATTATAGCAAACACAATACATAATTGGTAACATATGAGTAAATTAAAAATTTCAGAATTATTTTATAGCATTCAAGGTGAAGGTAAATATATGGGAGTTCCTTCTATATTCCTTAGAACATACGGATGCAACTTTACATGTGGCGGCTTCGGCATGCCTAAAGGAGAATTGAGTAGTGAAAGAGATGTTATTGCGATTAAAGCAGAGGGTTATACAGATTATAAATCCTTACCGCTTGTCAGTACAGGATGTGATAGTTACGCATCTTGGGACCCTCGTTTTAAACATCTTAGTCCTGTTATCGATTCCGATATTATTGCTAACAGTATTTGTGATTTATTGCCTGGACATCGTTGGCTTGATGAGCACTTGGTTATCACGGGCGGTGAACCGCTTCTAGGATGGCAACGTGCATATCCCGACCTGTTATCACATGACAGAATGAAAGCATTACAAGAAATTACATTTGAGACAAATGGTACTCAATTAATTTCCCTTGAGTTTGGTCAGTACTTACATGACTGGCAAAAGATGAGAGCTAAACATTCAATTACGTTCAGTGTAAGTCCTAAACTTAGTATCAGTGGTGAAAAAGAAGAAGAAGCTATACTCCCTGAAGTAATCAATCAGTACCAGCAGTATGGTAATGTATATCTTAAGTTCGTGGTTGCATCTGAAACTGATGTAAAAGAAGCTGAGGATGCTGTATTAAAATATAAGCGTAAGGGCTTTAAAGGTCATGTGTATTTGATGCCATGCGGTGGTGTAGAATCATTGTATAACATGAATGCTAAGAATGTAGCAATTGCGGCAATGAATCGTGGCTGGCGTTATAGCGATAGATTACAAGTACCGCTGTTTAAAAACGAGTGGGGAACTTGATGCCACAAACACAGGCATACGATCATTTTTATGAAAGAATGATCGGGACCGAATACAAGTTTGCTTGGTTACCACAGAGGTGTGACATATCAGGTAAACACATTTGGCTGGAGCGGGCCTATCGTATGACTAGAATCATCACTGGTCCCGGTGAATCTATCTTTGAATATAGATGGCACGATAAGAATGCCCATATTATGTGGCTATTGAAAAGGTAAATACTAGATGAGAACATATAATAAACGAATAGGCTTTTTAGTAAGCTATCAAACACTAATACCACATGGTGGCATAGGACAATTTACAAAAAGTTTTTGTGAATTAATGGATCAACACAACATTAAAGTTGATATAATTACAGACAAAGAGCCCCAACACACAGAGTTTGTTAAATCTATTCCTGCAAATATTATTGCCCCATTAGAGTCATTAAAGTACACCGATCATTCAAGTATCTTTATGTATGGTGATACATTTTGTTATGAACGTATGGCTAATTTTCGTACTGCAATAGTTGAAGCATTAGAGCATAATATATACGATGCGTTCATATGCAACACGTATGAAACAGTTCAAGTGGCAAGTACAATGGGCTTAGAGGATGTGATTCAAGTTATTGCGTACACTCATTTAGAAAGTCAAATCTTTAAGGATACAAAGAATCCATTCTTATATTCTACTAATGAAATGATGCGCAGACAATTAGAAATGAATGGTATTGTTGTTGGTACACAAAGCAAATTTAATCAACTTAATATAAGTGATACAGTGTTTCATTTACCTATTCCTATCACAGAACAAGACTTGCTAACCGAGTACACAGGTGAGCGTGAGGGGATATTGTTTGTTGGTCGCTGGGAAGAAGGTAAGAATCCTGAATTGTTCATTGACTTGATTGAAAAAACAAAATTGCCTGCTAAAGTTATGACTAGCCCAAATGGGGTCAAGAAGTTTGAAGAACGACTATCAAAATTAGGTGTCAAGTATGATGTTCGTGCTAGTATCGTTGGGCAAGAGAAAGTAGACTTTATTAAGTCAAGTAGAATCGCATTTAATCCTAGTACTGTTGAAAGTTATGGAATGGCGTTTTATGAGCAACATATACAACTACCCACATTAGTATTAGAGAATCAACGTTGGACAAATAACTTCAACAAAGACTTCTTCTATACTTGTACTAAAAAAGATATGGCAAGTAAAGCAAAAGAGTTGTACGATATATTTGAAAAAGCAGATAGATGGTATAACTTGGGATCACTACAACACGCACGGGAACAAGAAGCCAGTATATTTAATAAATGGATAGACTGTTTTAGAGACTTTGAGCCTAAACAATCTAACACAAATACAGCAAAAATATGTAATGAAAATACAATTAAACATGTTGACTTCATTACTGATTTAGGACGTAGTATTATTTGTATTGACGATGTGCGTAGTGTATTGACTAACAAACATAAGTTCCGTGTTATCTACACAGACAACGATACTTACTTTACCAAAGATCCTAACTTTGAACCATTTGAAGAACTGACGGGTGAAAATCTGTTTGAATTTTTATGAAAAAGATTTTAATTACAGGTAGTTCAGGCTACATCGGAAGTCATCTATGCAAGATGCTAATGGATACGTTGAAATACGAAGTTCATGGATTAGATGTTAATGAACCTCAGCACCCAATAGATAGATTTCATAAGCAAGATATCAATAGACTGTTTACCCTTGACGAAGAATTTGATACTGTTATTCATTTGGCAGCACTGGTTCGAGTAGGTGAAAGCGAAGTAATGCCAATCAAATATTATATTACTAACTTGAATGGTACTATGAATGTTATTAACAGAATAAAAACAAACAACTTTGTCTTTTCAAGTACAGGTACTGCACAAGATTGTGAATCAGCATATGGTATAAGTAAACGTGCGGCAGAAGATGTTGTTAAAGAATTTTGTACAATCCATCGACCAACACCATATACAATCTTTAGATTTTATAATGTTATTGGAAGCACCGTCGTGGCTCCCACTAACCCCGATGGGTTAATGTACAATTTAATGAAGGCACGGGATACCGGAGAGTTTACTATTTTTGGTAATGACTATGATGTATCACCGGATGGTACGTGTGTGCGTGATTACGTACACGTGAATGAGATATGTGACGGTTTGATGCAAGCAATTGAAAAACCTAGTAACAGTATAGAATGTTTAGGTCATGGTGTGGGCTATACAGTTAAAGAGATTGTTGATGAGTTTAAAAAAGTCAATAAAGTTAACTTTAATGTAAAATACGGTCCTAGAAGAAAGGGCGACCTTTCTAGTTCGGTACTAGGAAATGTGTCTTCCTATATGCGTAACCTATACACATTGGATGAGTTACTTAAGGTTGACAATTAAACATTTTCGTGTTATGATACGTTCTACACATTTTTTATGGATAAGTTATGACTATTAAACGTATTGGTTTTGCTTGTAAATGGGCAGAAATTAACAAAAAAGGTGAGATTGTATCTGCCGAAGGTCTCAACACCGGAGGCACTACTCAAGCATGGGCAAAGCGCAATTCACGTGCAGTAGTAGAAGAAAAAATCATGGATGTCGCTAAACGTAACATTATGAATACCCATGCATTAGTTAAGAAAGTTGCTACACTAGACCCCGAACTACGTATGTTACGTCTTACTAGCGACATGCTTAGTTTTTACACTATGGACGAGTACAAAGACTTTTGGCATAGTACTGATGTACAGAATAGCTTAGAGCGATGGTTCTCACCGATCGGTGAGACTGCACGTGCCAACAACGTTCGTTTGTCGTTTCACCCCGATCAATTCGTAGTTCTTGCGAGTGACCGTGACGAGGTAGTAAATAAGAGTATTGAAGAATTTGAATATCATTGTGACATGGTGCGTTGGCTAGGTTATGGCAAATCATTTCAAGACTTCAAGGTAAATGTACACATTAGTGGTCGCCGAGGTCCCCAAGGTATCCGTGATGTTTACAACCGATTATCGCCGGAAGCGAGAAACACACTAACACTAGAGAATGAAGAATACACACATGGACTACTTGACTGCTTATCATTATCTGACCTCGTACCTACGGTCATGGACATTCACCATCACTGGATACGTGAGGGAGAATACATTGAGCCTACTGATGACCGTGTTAAGAGGGTCATTGACAGTTGGCGTGGTGTACGCCCTACTTTACATTATTCTGTCAGTAGGGAAGATTGTCTTATTGAACACCCCAATAATGAACGTCCCGCCCATGATGCGTTGATTATGGCAGGATATAGTAAACAAAAACTTCGGGCACATAGTGACTACTATTGGAACGAAGCAGTTAACGATTGGGCATTGACTTTCCGCGATGAATTTGATATGATGTGCGAAAGCAAAGCTAAAAATCTTGCTAGTTTTAAACTACATGAGTATGACAGACGATAATAATTCTGCCAATGGAGTACACAGTTATGACAGTACTAGCAGTGGGCAACTAATTCATTTCTTTAACAGGAATGTTAGCGAATATCCCACTGAGGCAGGGGGACCTAAGTTTGATTTGGTCCCCGTCACAAAGCAAAAAGATATAATGCTTAATGTTGCTAGACTGCAAGCACAACAAGAGTACGATAGGATAATGGAATTAGTAGCTGTGCTAGAAAAACAGGCACAAGCAATTAAACAACGACTTAATATTACGGACATGATTCATGCCGCTAAATATGATTTCCAGATAGCACATGGTAATATATACTGGTTAGTGTTTGATAAAAGAAAGAATTTTACTAGACTGAGTATTAATGGTCCGACTGATTGGAGTTCAGGTTCTCCACCGACAGATTACGAATACATCACTAAAGTAAAATGGCTAGGGGATCATACCTGGCAAGAAGTAGAGGAATAAGAATGTTAGACAGAATTAAAAATTTATTTAAGAAACCCGAACCGCTAAAGGTAGAAGCACCTAAGGTTAAGAAACCGCGTAAACCTAAAGAGAAACCGGTTGAGAAGGAACTGACTGCAAAAGAAAAAGCTACATTAGCAGGAGAACCTTATGTTAACATTCTTGGTATGGAAGTTGATCCAGAGAATATCAATGCAGGATCATTTGAGCTTGATTGGAATGAAAAATTTATTGCAAATCTCAGCCGTATGGGATACCAAATGAAAGAGGATGATAAGGAATCAGATATTATTGATAGATGGTTCCAAACAGTTTGTCGTAATGTAGCACTAGAAGTCTATGAGCAGGCTCAAGCTGATCCTGAGCTTAGAGACCTTCGAAAAATGAATACTAAAGACATAGGAAACGGTCGTACCGAAGTCAGTTAAAAAGGTTGACAATAAATGGTTTTGGGTCTATAATACATTCATAGACAGTTAACTAAAGGACTCAAAATGACTAAGAAAATCTCTATCAAAGTGTTTGCGGACCCTGGACATGCTTGGGCCCGCTTTCCTATTGTTGATTTGGTAAAACTAGGTATTGCTGACAAAATTAGTACTTATAGTTACAAAAATGGTCCTAATGCTTTCTTGGAAGAGGACTGTGATTTGTCAACACTAATCTCCGCTCTCCGTGCAAATGGTTATACGGACATCAAATTCAACGAAAGCCACACTAATCGTCAGAGTAAAATTCGTGGTTATAACACGTTTAAAATTTGACAATAAATGGGCTTTGTGCTATAATATATTCTTAGACAGTTAAATAAAGGACTTCAAAATGGCTACTCGTAGTAATGACAATGATGCATTGTTTGTAATTGTACAAAATCGTCCAGGTGCAAGGCTTGGTGGTAAAGATTTGGATCGCAGTGGTGAAGGAGGTGCTGTTGCACAAATGCTAGCAGGAAAACTTTTCCGTAAGCAAGAATGGATGCAACTTACGGAATTGCAAATTCGGGCCCGCAAAGGTTATCGTAGCCGCGGTGGTAGTGATTATGCTCCGTTAGAAGCCGGCAAACGCTGGGCTACCTTTAAAAACAAAAATATCATCATCAAAGTTAAATGATCCAAAATTTTGACAATAAATCAATTTGGGTATATAATACATACATAGACAGTTAACTAAAGGACTACAAAATGGCAACACGTTCTACAATCGCTCTCGAATTTGCAGATGGTACTATTGGTCAAGTGTACGCACACTGGGATGGTTACTTGGCTCATAACGGCAAGATTCTGTTTGAGAATTATTCTAATCCCTTCATCTTACGTGACTTGATTGACCTCGGTGGTTTGTCTAGTTTGCGACCAACAATTGGTACAAAACACCCCTTCAGTCACTATGATGTTGAAGGTATGACCCAGGATCAATTCTATAGCCTGTATGGTGACATGACTACCTTCTATGGTCGTGACCGAGGTGAAGGTCAGTCTGATGCAAATTACTTCAAAGATTTTGCAGACTACAGAGCCAATGGTCAAGCAGAAGAATACGATTACATTTTGCGAAATGTTGATGGTGTTGCTACATGGTTTGTATCCGATCATGGTGGTGACTTTATCTTGTTGACAGAGGCTTTTGCTAAAGAAGCTGAAACAGAGGTAGCTTAATATGGAAGCAGTAGTAGAAACAACAGTTTGGAATGATAGCAACAATGCCAATCATACATACTTATTTGACGGAACCAAAATGGTTGCGTACATCAAGGTTGGTTCTACTACTCCCCACTATTTCAAAAACCCGATCACAATCGACAAGCGGGGTCGTAAGTTTGTAGCAGTAAAGCCCAATCCTTTCAAGGCAGTAAAAGAAAAGAGTACAATCATCAAAGTGTCCGGCAGTAAAGGCAACATCTATTCTATTGACACCGATGAGAAAACATGCACATGCCCCGGCTTTATGTATCGTGGTACATGTAAACACATAACCGAATTGGTGACATAATGGAAATTATTATGCTTCTTGTATCTGCATTTTGCGGATATTGTGCTTATGACTGCTTTAGAGTTGGCAATAACTTTTGGGGTTGGGCTAATCTCGTTGCGAGTTCTTGGAACTTTGCGAACTACTTAAATAAGGTAATGTAATGAAAATCATCAAGTTAAATCGCCGATACAAAGCCTTTAAGGAAGAAGGCCACACTATTGGGTTACGATTTGATAGTTGGTGCAATGAAGCAGAACCATACGAAAAGTATTTGACAAAAATGTATGGTTCCCAGTATATGTATAACAACAATCAATGGAAGTGTGGCTTTGGTAGTCGTTCAGGTCGCAATGAACCTAGACCATACTTCATTACAATGCGTGATGAAAAAGTATTGACTGCAATGTTGTTAGCTGTGCAATGAAGATTGAATCTACAAGTTATAGTGGTTGGAACAATTATCCCACTTATCGTGTTGGCACATTTAGTGACTGGCAAGAACTTTGCTTTTGGATGTATAAGAATAAGGTGGAACATTTTTTACTAAGTAGTGGTAGCACTGGATATACATTCCAAGTTAAAGAAAATAATGAATGGTTTACATTGAGGTGGCTATGATGTACGAATTGTACGAAGAAAAGTTAGACCCAATGTATCTGCCCTGCGGTGGCACCGCATACTTTGATGATAGCTCGGGTATTAGTTATCGTTGCGACCATTGTATGGCAGTTGTGGGTAGTATTGGTCAACCACAAAGTTGTAAAGACGAAGAACAAAAATATCTCAACTGGAAAAAACTTGGTGGCAAGGGTTGGGACTATAATTTAGGATGTGTAAAATGAAAATCGCAGTATGCAGTGACCTGCATTTAGAGTTCGAAGATGTTGACCTTAAGAACACCGAGGGTGCTGAGGTCCTTATCCTATCCGGCGACATTATGGTTGCGGAAGATTTACACAATCATCCGGAGATGGATTATGGAATGTACAGCAGTGTCAATCTTGCTGACCTCGGTCGTAGACAGACAACCGCATTACGTTTCCGTGATTTTTTAAAACGTTGTTCTTTTCAATTTCCGCATGTTGTTTATATTGCTGGCAATCATGAATTCTATCATGGCAGATGGAAAGAAAGTCTTACGCATCTACGTGAAGAATGTGCAAAGTTACCTAATGTTTACTTTTTGGAACGTGATGTAAAGGTTATCAACGAAGTGTCCTTTATTGGTGCAACATTATGGACTGATTGCAACAAGGGTGACCCACTAACTATGCACGCCTTGACTGACATGATGAATGATTTTCGAGTTATTCGTAATGATGAGCATGGATATACTAAGTTACGTCCAGCACATATAATGTATCGTCACCAACAAACACTCGCATACTTGAAGGCAGTATTGCCTGACATGAAGGATAAGAAAGTTGTGTTTGTAGGACATCATGGTCCTTCTTCAATGAGTACACATCCACGATATGTGAATGAAACGTTGATGAACGGTGGTTATCGCAGTGAACTAAGTGAAATGATTTTGGATAATCCACAGATTGTACTTTGGACTCACGGTCATATGCACGATCCATTCGATTATATGATAGGTACAACCCGTGTGGTGTGTAATCCTCGCGGTTATGCAGGCCATGATCCTCAAGCAGATGTGTTTGAGTTAAAGTTTTTGGATATCTAAATGAAACAAGGTGTCCAGAACGTATTGTATAATAGTGAAAACTATCGTATAATGTATGTACGTTGTGAGAACAGCGAATTTTTTAAAGGAAAATCTATGATGACTAAAAGTGAACGCCTTATCGAGGCATTTGAGCAAGGTGCAGAACTAACTGCAAAGCAAATTACCCAACGTTTTGGTTTTGCTAACCCAACTGCAACTGTAAGCGATTTGCGCTTGCGTAGCGGTTTGGCAATTTACGCCAACAAGCGTACAAACAAACTTGGTGATACTTACACTAAGTATCGTTTGGGTACCCCTAGCCGCGAAGTTGTTGCCGCTGGTTACAAAGCTCTTGCAAAGGCTTAATTTGCTGTAAGGTTCAATGGGCACCTCAAGCCCATTACAAATTCTTTGATATTGACTTGGAACTATTATGAGTTTATTTCACAACATTATGAACAAACTAGGTCGGTATCGATTGATCCCAGACCGTGCAACCGGTGATGACTATATGCATCGGTATTATCTGTTCTTAAAGGATCGTAAAAACTTCCCCTTCAATGTCACACTACACAAAATTGTTCGTAGTGATGATCCTATTATGCACGATCATCCCTGGCCTTATATGACAATCGTTCTTAAGGGAGGTTACTGGGAACACACTCCTGTATTTGATAAAGACGGTAAAGTACTTACTGAGTTTCAAACATGGCGAGGCCCTGGTTCAATTATTAAACGTAGCGCAGGTGAATATCATTGGCTAGAACTTGACCCAAGTGTAGGACCTGCAACTACACTATTTTTTATGGGCCGTCAACAACGTGATTGGGGCTTCTTGGTTAAAACTAAAAGAGGCGTACATCGTTGGATCAAATGGACAATTTATTTGAGTGATTGGAAAAACTATCACGCAAAGTATGTAGCAAAAAAATCTTAATAAAGAAAAACTAATGTTTATAACCTTAACAAACGCAAGTGAAGCCCATCGTGGCAATAAAGTAGCAGTCAAAATCAGTGAAATTATTTCGGTATACGAGACTACTGTTACGAAAGAAAGTGGTATATTAGAAAATATAACACTAGTATACGCACCACCCCATGGTACGTGGGAAGTGACAGAAAACCTAGATGATATTGTGAATATGTTAAATGGAGTAACAGAATGAACGAAGACTTGCGAGAAACATTGTTGATTCTTATGGAAGAATGTGCAGAGGTTACACAAGCAATTAGCAAATGTTTCCGTTTCGGTCCTGACCAACTCAAGCCAGGCAAAGAACGTACCAACATCAATATGCTTGAAGAAGAAATTGGAGACTTAATGGCTATGGTAGAACTACTTGTTGATTGTAATGTAGGTATAACTGACCAAGGAATTTTTGAAGCTAAAATGAAGAAATTTGAAAAGCTAAAACAATGGTCTAATCTCACAATCAATAAATAAATCTAGAGGTATATATGGATCTTATTGATTTTGGTGTAGTATTTTTAATTGGCTTTGTGCTAGGTGAACTTTATCTATCGTTTAGAATTAGAAAAATTTTAGAAGATATGATTGAAAAATCCATTGAAGATGAAGAAGAAGAAACTTTGGTTGAGTTATTCAAACTTAAAACAGAAATTAATTCTGATTCAATATTACTATATGATGAAGAAGGTTTGTTTATTTGTCAGGGAAAAACCATAGAAGAACTTGCAATAATGGCTGAAAAGTATAGTGGTATTAAATATGCCGCAGTTATGCATAAAGAAAAGATTGTTATATTTATGGATGGTGTAGTAAAAGAAACTATATGAAAATTAAAATAGGTAAGTTTCCTAAAGGAAATGGTTCTCAAAAAGTTGATATTCAAATCGATGATTGGGATACTTGGAATATGGATAGTACTCTGTCCAGAATCATCTACCCCATGCTGATTCAATTGAAAGAAAGTAAGCACGGTGTCCCGGGTGAATTTGTAAATGATGTAGGTGGTGAAGACTGGTCTGACCAAGAGAGTTTTGAATTCTACAAAGAATCACACGATGAATCTTGGGAAATAGCAACTAAACGTTGGGATGAAGTCCTTGATAAGATGATCTGGTCATTTGAACAACTTGCATGTAAAGACTATGATGACCAGTATCATCATGGTCATGCAAGATTTGATTGGATAAAAACTTCAAAAACATATCCAAATCCTGTCACAGGCAAAGTAGAAGCAACCTGGCAAATGATTGACAAAAATCCCGAAGAACACTGGTATGACCACATAGGTCATATGAAACATGAAGAACGAATTCAAGAAGGTCTTGAGTTATTTGGCAAGTACTACCGAAATCTCTGGGATTAATATGAATGCATTCGACCATATGGTTACAACACTACGCAGTGATGCGTTTAAAGATACTGATTTTGAATCTATCAATGAATGTGACTATACACTATTCTGTAAGGAATACGTTTTTGAAAGTCTGAAAGGTATCAACTTTGGCACAGCCTTTCAAAAACGTTTTGGAGTTCGTGATAGAGTACTAGGTATGTTTAGTAAGCAAGAAGA